TAGGAGAAGTTAAATGGCTAAAGTAAGAGTGCCATTAAATAACTTTCAGTTTGGAGAGATAAGTCCTTCTTTAACATCTAGGACAGATACAAAAGTATATACTAATGCAGGTGAAGAGGTAAGGAACTTTTTTATTAGATCTGAAGGTGGATTAAAAAAAAGAACTGGTACAAAACGTATTGCAAACTTTGGTAGTAATCCTACATTTACAGCACTGGCAAGTCTAAGACAAAGTGTAAGAATAGAACCTTTTATATTTTCAGATGATGAAAAATATATAATAGCATTTAGTAACACAAGAATAGAAATATTTCAGATAAGTCCTACTGATGGCACTGTGTCATCTATACAAGCAATTACTGGGCAATCATGGTTAGTAAATACAACATCAGATCCATACCTAGAAGAGATTACTTTTGCACAGCAAGGTGATCTAATGTTTATATGTCACAATACATTTCAAACTAGAATATTAGAAAGAACTGGTCTTACTACATTTGCAGTATCTACATTTAACTTTGATACATCAAGAGATGGCAACGATATATTTCAACCATATTTTAGTTTTCAATCATTAGGTACTACAATATCTTCAAGTGCTATCAGTGGCAATGGAGTGACACTTACAACTAGCTCAGACTATTTTGTATCTGGTCATGTAGGTGTTGATTTATTAATAGGTGAAATACGTTGCAGAATTACAGCAGTAGCTAGTGCTACATCAGCTACAGCTAATATACAAGGTATATTAAAACAAAGATTAGAAATTGATAGTTTAAGAACATTTGAAGGTAGTGATATTATAGAGGTTACAAAAGCATTACATGGTCTTGCATTAGGAGCAAGTATTACTTTTCAAAGAGCAGGTGCAGTTGGTGGTATTCCTAATACTTCTATTAATGGTAGTAGACAAGTAAGTACTGTAATTGATGAAAATACTTTTTCATTTCAGTCAGGCTCTAATGCTACTTCTAGTGCAATAGGAGGAGGCACTCCAACATACACAACTGGTGCGGCTACTACTGAATTTAGTGAGCAAAGTTATTCTTCTCTTCGTGGCTATCCTGCGGCAGTTACTTTTCATCAAAATAGACTTTGGTTTGGTGGTACTTTGGCACAGCCTGATGGCATATGGGGAAGTAAGTCAGGATTGTTTTTTAATTTTGATGTAGGTGATGCAGAAGATAATGATGCTCTTGATTTAACTGCTAATGTTGGTGAGATATTTTCTATTAGGCATTTAGTATCTAATAGAGATCTACAGATATTTACTACTGGCGCTGAGTTATTTATTCCCTCTGTTGCTAATAAACCAGTTACACCTGCTAATGCACAGATAAGAAGGCAGACCCCTTTTGGCTCTAGCTTTGTTAGACCTACAGTATTTGATGGTGCTACTTTATTTATACAAAAAACTGGTAGTGCATTAAGAGAGTTTTTATTTTCAGATACAGAAAGTGCTTATACTTCTGTTGCTGTATCAGGTCTTGCACCACATCTTATTAGAGATCCAGTACAGCAAACATCTATTAAAGGTGCTTTAAATAGAAGCGAATCTTATGCCTTTTTAATAAATAATGATGGCACTATAGCTGTGTTTTATTCTGTAAGAGGAGATCAAAAAGCAGGGTGGAGTTTGTGGGATACACAAGGATTGTGGCATAGTATCTGTGCAGTACATGAAAGATTGTTTGTAGTCTGTGCTAGAGATGATGGCTCAGGCACTACTAAGTTGTTTTTAGAAGAGTTTCAGACGGATATGCCTATGGATTTTTGTAATACATTTAGTGGAAGTGCTAGTGTCTTTGGTAGCTTAACATCACATTTTAGTAATAATGCAGTAGTCAAAGCTACAAATGGTAATGATTTTTTAGGTGAGTTTACAGTTGCAAGTGGAGAGATAGATGCTAGTGCTGTAAAGAGTGGATTAAGTCAGGCATTTATAGGATATGCTTTTACACCTACACTTAAAACTTTGCCTATAGATGCCGCTATACAAGGTGGTCCTTTAACTGGAGAGCCTAGACAAATACCTAAAGTCATATTAGATTTACATTCAACACTTGCTGTTAGTGTACAAGGACCAAGCACAACATCAACAAGTAGAGATTTGGTTATAAGAAATACAACGGATACTGTAACTGGTGGCTTTATGGAAAGATCTACTGTAACTGGTAAAGAAGAGTTTAGATTATTAGGATATAGTCGTGACCCTAGAGTTATAGTATCACAGTCTTTTCCTTTAGATTTACAGATTAATGGAATGATAGTAGAGGTGGCTTTTTAAATGGAACCAACTACCGCTTTATATATTGCTTCAGGTTTTTTATCTGCATCTCGTATGAATAGAGCAGGACGTATTGCTAAACAAGAAGCCGCATTGACTGCAAGAAGAATTAAAACACAAGCTAAACAACGAGCCTTAGTAAAGTTGCAAGAACATAATGAAATTATGTCACAACTTGAAACATTCAAAGGTACTAATATGGTATTAGCAGGTACATCAGGAAGAGATACTGGTGCAGATAGATCGTTTAAAAAAATTCAAGAAAGAGCTAAAAAAGATACAGCAGAAACAGCAACACGACTAGCTTTACAAGGTAGTATGGAGCAATCTAATCTTGCACAAAAGTCACAGATGGCTTTACTACAAGGACAGAATAAAGCAAAATCATATCGCATGATGGGTTACCAAACAATACTCAATACAGCATATGGAGCAAGTAAGATAACATAATGGCATTTATAAAATCTAAAAGAACAACATATAGAAACCAACCAGTGGGTGTAGTGCCAGTAAATACTGGTGCAGAACAAGCGGCAGTTCAGTCAGCAAAACTATTTGAAGCAGGGCAAAAAATTGCATGGGAAGAAGCAAAAGCTGATGCTATTGAAAGAGATATAAATACTGCTAGAACATTACCGATAGCAGACGATAATAATAACTTAGATTTAGAAAAAGTACAGACTACAGAATTTACTGCTGTAGGTGAGAAGTCAGCTAAAGCTGTATTGGCACAAAGGTTTTCAGGATTATTAAATAATAAAGTAACAAAGGAGTTTGGTGAACTTCATGCACAAAATCCTTTTAATAAAGAAAAGTTTGATGGTGAGGCACAAGGAACTATAGATGGATTTGTAGATGCCTTTAAGAAAAATGGATTAGATGAATATATACCTGAGTTTCTTCAAAAGGTAACAAATAAAAAAATATTACATTCTAATAAAATATTAAATGACACTATTAAGAAAGAAAAAGATGATGCCGCTTTATTAGATGTTGATGCTCTCCAAGAAATGACTCAGGTGGCTAGGTTATATCCTGAAGAATATAATACTATTATTTTAGATCAATCAGAAAAAATAATAGATAGATTACAACAAGGTGGATATCTAAAAGGACCTGCAAAACAAGCTATAAGAGAAGAGATAAGACGTTCTGTATTAGTTGGTACAGCAAATAAAATATTAGATAGATTAAATGGAAATGATTTAGCCGCTAAAGATTTAGAAGAAATATCACAAAATCAAAAGGCTTCGCCTGATTATTTTGCAAGAGTTATTCGTGCATCTAAAGGCACAGTAACAATGAAAGAATTAAAAGAGTTTCAAAAACTTTCTACAGATATTGATGCTAATAGAACAGATATAAATGTAATGACACAGCACATATCTAATCGTGCAGGTGACTTTGCAAAAAGAAGAGCTAATCTAAAAAAGGAGCAGGGTGCATTTAACTTACAAGCTATGATGAATGGTTTAGGTACAGGTAATGCAGGATATTTAAAAAATAATAAAGATAATAGAGATGATTTAAATACTGCCATAGGTCAAGAACTCAAAATACCTTTAAATAACGAAACATTTTATTCTATGAATAATGATACATATAGTAAAATGCTTACTAAATTATCTATACCACCAGTGTTACCATCTACCTTAGATGACTTGTTTCAAACAAATACAATGAACTTACCTGCATTTAGAAATCTACCACTAGCTACCAAAAATAATATGATGGCTAGAGAATTAAATGCTTGGAATAACTTAGCTTATATTACTGGATCAGATGGTGTAAAGAAAAGAAGATTGCAGGGATATGACACAGAGTATAAAAAATATGAATTTATAAATGAGATAGCTAGAGTAAATGGCAATGATATAACTAAAGCTAATAGCTTATATTATACAAAGACCGATAACCCTGACACTTATAAAGCCATTGTTATGAATACTCTTAGTACATTTGATTTTTCAGATAAAAAAGTTGGCACTGTAAAAGAAGGTGTTAATGCTATTTTTGAATTAGCTGAGATTCCTTTACAACATAGAAGTCAGTTAGATAGTTATGTTGAAAAACTTTTATATTATAAATCAGTTAAGACACCTGATGATGAAGCTGTAGAGTTTAGTCAAAGTAATTTAGTTAATGTACTTAAAGAAACATATAAAGGTTTATATATAGAAGATCCTACAATCTATGATGTTTTTAATGGAAATAATACTGGTAAAACATATACAACAGCACAGAAAAAATATATAGGTCAAACAGATAAACTTTATGATAAGTTCTTAAATTTTACACAAGAATTAATTAATGATGAATTTGGTCAAGGATTTAAACTTGGTGATAATGTTTTGTTATTAGGTGATGCTAACAACTCACAGTATGGAAATCAAAGATATACTTTTGTAAATAAAGAGGGAGAGATACTGCCATCACAAATAGAAGGCACAGCAGTAGAATTTACAACTGATGAATTTGAAAAAGCATATGGCATATCAAAGCATGAAGTAAATACAGAAACTCTTAATGAAGCTGTAATAACTAGAGCTAAAAAGATCATAGGTGAAAAAGCATTTACTGGAAAACTTATAGAAGATCTTAACATATTTAAGTTACCAAACTTATTGAGTCCAGAGTTTCAAGATTTTTTTAGTGGTCCTATAGAACCAACAACAGCAGAAGGTAAGGCGGCTCAAGAAATAAGAGAACAGCAACTTAGAAATGTACCAAGACAATTTCAACCTGCATTTAAAAGTCAACAAGCATATAAAGATTTACATATACCAAGGGGTGACTTTCCTACAAGGTTAGATAAGTTTTTAGATAAATTAGATGCCGCAGATGAAGGCTTACCTAATAAAATATTTATTCCTGAGAGGCAGTTTTTTGGTGCTAACGCCAAAGACTATGAAGATACATTAAGAGTTGATGGTTATGAAAACCCTTTATGGGAACGTATTACAGATTTTACAGTTAATAATTTAACTTTACCAGATACTCTAAAAGCAATATTAGCTGATATAATGACACCTGATGTAGCTGTTGACGTACAAGAAACTATAAAAAATATAGTACAAACAACAGCAAACCATGAGGGATTTAGGAGTCAGGTATATAGAGATAGAAATACAATATCAGTTGGTTTTGGTTTTAATGTAAAATTTTTGACTGAAGATGATTATAAGATGTTTGATCCAACACAAGTTGGTAGGTTAAAAGAATTGCAACAATGGTTATTAAAAAAAGATAAGTACTCAGAAGATCAATTATTAAAAAAAGTAAACGAGTTTAAGTTTGGAAAACCTATTTTGATTGATAGAATTACCGCCACTAAAGTATTTAATAATAAAATGTATAAGATATATGAGCAATATAAAAAAGAATTTCCAAACTTTGATAGGTTACATAAAAGAAGAAAGAGTGCATTGATAGACTTTTCATATCAGTTTGGGCATGATAGATTAAAAGATCCTGATAGAGGATTTCCAAAATATTATAAAGCAGTTCAAAATGCTATGAATGCAAAGTCTATGGACGAAAGAAACTATTTTTTTAAACTTGCAGGGTTTCATCAGGTCTATAATACTGGTGAGTTTGGTAATACTAAAACTCCATTATACTATCAGACAAAATCAAGAGTAAGAACTCGTGCTAGTGATTTAGGTTTTATGATAAGAGATAATGTAGACTTCTTAGATGAGGAGTTTGATTAATGGCAGAGTATACAGACTTTGTACCAAAAGGATTGCAAAGTATAGAGCCATTACATTTTATATATCCTGACCAAGAGGGTAAGGTAGACCCTGATTTTTTTTCAGGAGTTTCAGCAGGATTTAAGTATCAATGGCTTCCTATCACACACTACACACAAGAGTATTTTGCTTTCAACGATCAAGAATATGATGAAGAATTTGATTTTAGAAAAACAGTACAAGACAATGATGACTTTGCCTATGCTGATGAACTATCAAGAGCAAAGAATCTAAATCATTATAATTACATCAAGCAATCTTTAGAAGCTATTGATAATAATAGAAAAATGTTTGAACGAGCAGGTATTACATCACATCTAGTTGCAGGTGTAGTAGACCCTTTAAACATAGCTTTCTTTCACCCAGTATTTAACAAGGGCATTCGTGCCGCTTGGGCGGCTAAAAATGCTTTTGGTGTGGCAAAAGAATCTGCAAAAGTAGGTTTTGTTTTTGGGGTAGGTTCAGAATTAATACGAGGACCATTTGATCCTTATAATACAGCAACAGAAACTACTGTAAATATAGCAGGTAATACTATTTTTTCAGGTCTGCTTGGTGGTGGTGCTAGAGGTGTGGCAAATCGTTATGCAAAATTAAGACAGAAATATGTTAAGAGAAAAAATCCAAACAAAAAAACACATGATAATTTAGGTGACACTGAGGTAAGAGATAAAGCAACTACGGAGGCTAATGATTTTTCAAAACAATTTGCAGAAAATACTAGATTAAAAGAAGATACTATAGATAGGTTTAGTTTTGCAAACTACTTATTACCATCAAGAAGGTTGCAAATATTTGGCTATGATGGTTATCAAGTTCCTGATGAAATTAAAAAGATTCACTTAGATATAGCTTATAATGCAAGTGTGCCAGTAGAAGGAGCGCCGATTAGATCTATAGACTCAATGCAAAATGTTCATAATGGTAAAGGTATAGAACTAGAACAAGACCTTCGTAAAATTTATATGAATGAATTGCAAAAAACAGAAGGTACTGGTGAGGTTATGGGTATCGATATGGTAACTCCATATGTAAAAGCTAAGGAAATGTTAGGTAAAACACCAAAGACAGCATATATAAATTCAATTACTGGAGCAAATAAGTATCCATCACCACAAGAATTTATTGATGAAGTGGTTGAGTTGAATATTTTAATGAGTGATGATAAATGGAAAGCACAATATTATCCACAACTACCTGAATTTAAAAAAGAAGCCATCAGAAAGATTGAAGCATTTAATAAATATTTTGATCAACTTGCTCAGGATACTGGTGCATTCGTTGATAGATCAACAGCAAAGGCAATGTTTCCTGCTCTTCAAAGACGTATAGATGATTATGACATTAGAATTGAACTTGAAAAAGATCCTGCATTCCGAAAAATATTAGGCATAAATAGAAACAAGTTAAAAGATAGATTGGCATTTGCTGAACGTTATCAGCCAACAAGAAAAAATTATAGAATGCCAATCTACTATGATGTTGTAAAAATAAATGCAAGTAAAGCAAATGAAAGAGAACTTGTAAATATATTTACAAGTCATTTTCTAGAACAAAGATTTGTTACTGTTTGGACTGGCAATGGTTACAAAGATATAGGTATTGATACTATTGAGAAAGCTAGAAAGTATGCACAAGAAACAGTAAATAGTATTAAGGATAATGGCTTAGATCCCTATGGATATAACAATCCACTTCGTGTTGGTAAAGCAAAACATATTATGGCTCGTACTACTAACATACCTGAATATAAAGTTCGTAACTTTATGATTAAAGATAATTCAGTTTTTACTAAATATGCTGAAATGATGGGGTTTAGAATAGAGTATGCTAGAAAATTTGGTGATGATGATATTGAATATTTAGTAGACAGAATAGAAGAAATATTAATTAAAGATGGTGCTACTGATAAACAAATAGCAGCTATTAAATCTGATTTTCTTGCAGATTTTCAGAGAGTTGCAGGACAGATAACTCGTGATCCTGATAGATGGGATTCAACATTTGCAAGAATATCTAAAAAGTTTGCAGGTATGGCATATCTTACAAGTGCAGGTATTACATCACTTACAGAAACAGTAGCAATGCCAATACTTGAGCATGGTTTAGGTAATGTTTTGAGAACTGTGTTTCGTGCTACTGATGGTAACTTTGATAGAATAAAAGCAAATGCAAAAGATTTACAACTTGCAAATGAAGGTATTGATACAGTTAAAAGAACAGTACATACAAGACTTTTAAATGATTTACTAAGACCATTACAAGTAAGTAAGTTCGAAAAGACTGCTGATTCTATGGAAAATTATTTTTATAAATTTAATGGGTTAGCACTTATTACAATGGTAGGCAAACTTATTGATAGTGCTATAAGAATACCAAAGTTTTACAAACAAATTAAAAATTATAATTCATTAGATAAATATGAACTAATTGAACTACAACGATACGGTATTGATGACAAGTTAGCTAAACGGTTATTAGATGGAGGTGCTTGGGAGTTTACTGATACTGATATGCCACTTCTTAATTTAGGCAACTGGAGTACAAAAACAAAAGCAGAAAGAGAACTTAAAACATTTATGCAGACATATTTAAATAATTCTTCTCGTAATACAATTATGCACGCCACAGCTTTTGATAGACCTACATTTGCTGATGGATTTGTTTTTAAAAAATGGAAACCTTACATGAGAAAATATGGCATTGAGCCTGATCCAGTAGCATCTGTGGGATTGCAGAGAGATGGTAGTTATCGTTATCCTATTGCTAGAATAGAGTCTGGAGTAATGGCATTTCCATTCCAATTTTATAATTTTGCTTTTGCCGCTAACCAACGTATTACTAGAGCAATGTTTGATCCAAATAAAAAACATAGATTAAGTGGTGCTATTGCTTTACTTGGTATGGCTTATATTACACTAGCAATGAGAAAGCCTAGTTGGTGGTTTGAAGATAAAGATTATCCTGAACTGATGACAAGATTGGTAGATTATTCAGGGATTACTGGCATCTATAGTGATCTAGCTTATAAAGGTGTTGAAGCCGCAATAGCTTCAGGTTATCATGATCCTGATACATCATGGCTTAAAGGCAGATATAAAGCTACTGGTTGGGATTTGGCATTTGGATTTGCAGGTGCAACACCAAGTATGTATCGAGAATGGATACTTGCCGCACATGAACTTATGACTGATAAAACACCTGAAGGACTAAAAAGATTGTCATATAACTTTCCAGTTTTAGGATTGATGGGATTAGATGATGATCTTAGAGCATTAGGTAGAGCAACTTATTGATAGACATTTGTAATAAAAACTAGTAAAGGTAAGATATGACTATAGCTTTGAGTGCAAATACACCACGAGTGAGTTACACAGTAAGTCAGGG